ACCACAATGGCTGGGATGGGGGGGGCTACATCTTATTCAATTGTTGAAGGCGAGTTTTATCTCAAAGCATTACCACAACCGGACAAACAATTTGTCAAAAAAACTGTTCAGGGTATATCCGACTCCTTTAGATACGAAACAGAAGATTTAGCATTATCTTCTATTATCAATGAAAGCGACATGGTCAAAGTAACCGAAATGGTCTATCAAGGAGAAGTTACTCGTGTTATGAATCAAGCACTTACAAAGACTGGAACAATGCCAGCGGCCCCCGGACACCCATACAACAGAATAATCTGCGAATATGGAACGGGGGAGTTTTCAGTAACAAGCGGCGGGTTAAATCTGTCTTCGTCAACATGTGATGACATTATTGCGATAGCGGTTGATGACATACGCCCGTTTTTGTTAAAATCGCTAGACATCGACCACAACGCACAGTTTAGAACACACAAAAAAGGCCGGTTGACTGATGGGGGGGAGTTTCGTGCAAAATATGTCCCAACTAATGAAGTTTACATACAGCACCTAACCCCTGACGATCAAACTAGAGTTGCTATTATTGAAACGCCAGCCTATTTAGTGGGCCTAGGGGTTCCACCCGTCATTGAAGTCCATTATGATGCCATTGACCTTACGGGAGAGGTTGTAGCCGGGACAGGGATTGCCAGTCCATTCGATGTTGTCAATGATTATGCAAAACCTTGGATTACTGGCGATAATAATTATGCTGGCCATTTGGTGGTCAAAAAAACGCATCCTTCGGGGTGTCAAGGGTATGCAACCAGTAGCGGCGGGGTCAGGACTTTAGCCGATTTGCTGAAAAGACCATTTGACATAAGCGGTTCAGCACCGTCATCAATAGCATTGAAGGTCACATCTCCCGGCGGCATTATTTCGATACCCTCTAAAAACCTAAACAAGCCATTGAAATCAAATATGCTAATGTCAGCACCAACTGGCAATATAACCCCTTCTTCTTTCATCAATATCGAAGATTGTCTTGTAAACAATAGAGAGTCATATAGAGGGTTTGGAAGACCAAAAGGCGTTCCAAGCACAGTAGTCCCTGACCCTACGACATCCGCTGATTATCACTTAGTCAGAATATCGCCCAGTTTTTCAAATACGGACCACACCGCCGGGGTTTCATCTAGTGTGTTTTCAAGAGCGAGCAATAGAGCCTTTGATGTCATTGACAATGAGATTACTGCAAACGAATGCCAAATACTCATTCACCCAACATCAAGGAAACTTGGAGGGGGGTTAGACGATTTTATCACGGAACCTAGTAACCCAAAAAATCCGCATTCAATTCATTTAGAATATACCCTTTTGAAAGGAAGAATAGAGGAGATTGAACCCGGAACAAGCACCACGAAAGATGCGGGCATCACAATTAGAGGCCGTTCATTATTGATGGATTTGGCCGATCAGAAAACAACTCGTGATTTCAAATTGTCAGATGGAACGCCCATCAAGGAAATTGGCGATTTAGGGACTCCAACAGTTTCATTGTCGCTGGGGGGTCCCGGTCAAGGCGGCGTTGATGTAAAGGCTTCTAGGACAGAACATAATGTGTTTCCGGGTTGGAAAGACCGTATTGTTTCTAGTGGCAATGCGTCTGTTAGGAACGATAAACAAGCATCGACCTATTACGCATCAACAAGAGCCTTAGTTGAAATGCCATTATTCCCCTCGATGTTTTATGATACAGAAAAAGTCGTTTATCCACATGCAGATACGGTTCAACCGTTACCAAATAGTAAAGGATTTGGATTGACGATTGATTGCACTATGACCGCCGTAAATAGGCCTGAAATGAAAAATCAAGAAAGCAGATTTGCGGTTGACTGGGGTGTAACTCCGCTGGCGGGTTGCTTTGAGGTTACAGATTCAATATACAAGGTGTCTTTGATTCGTGGCACTGATCAGGTTCCGCCTTTTTGGACACTTATGCACGGCGGTGCTGGTGCGGGGGGTCCCGAAGGAATACTACATAGGAGGCCGCTTCTCAAAGCCCAAAAAACCCATGTAACCGCTGTTGTTGAAAGTGTTGATGCTGTCGCTGGCACAATCACAGTCGATGACGCATCAGCATGGTCTAACCTTTCGGAGAACGGTTCTGCGGACCTTACCTTACTGCACTATGTTACAATCGGGGAGGGGTTACTAGGGGGCAAGAACGGATATGTAGCAAAGATTACGAGTCGTGCAGGTAATGTATTCACAATCACTGACCCCGCAACTGAATTATGGTCTATGGAAAAGAATGCTCGTTTGACCGAAGCGGATTCTTTAGCGGCGGCGGACATTACATACATAAAACCGGGAATGACATTGACACTAGGTTCTTACATTGTGTTTACAGGAAACGCTACTGATGCATGGGTTTTGGCTGTTTCAACACATACTTCGCATTCTAAAGAGGATATTGCGGGTGCTATTGCTTCAAAGTTAAGTGGTTTTTTCAATCAAGGCAAAGTGGATATTGGGGGTGCGCCTATATATCGTGATAAAAAGAATGTAGCAAAGTGGTGGTTACATGATGTTGTATCAATGGAGGCATTTGACTACGACCCCGATGAGTCATTGTATTCCTTTGCTGATAGACCGCTAGTGATGGGGGTCGATTGCAGGGCTAGTGCATTATCATTAAAAGGTAAATCTAGCGATGGAAACACGCTGATACCAGTCAAACCAATGGAGTTAGACTTCAACCAAATCGCTTCTGCAAAAGATGATTTCAACGCCTGTTTCGATGAAGTGATTAGAAGGATTAACGCCGCCGCACACCCCTCCTCAAAACAGACCGATGGTTTCAGTGCCTTCGACCCCCCTGAATACAATATCCGCACGCATATGGCCGCACCTCAAAATGGTTCACACATGGGTTATGTGAGGGCATTTGAAGGTAAAGATGTTGAAAGCCGGTCCGGTGAAAAAGGAAAAACCATAGTTATTCACAGCACCATCCCCGGTGCGACATCTCGTAATTTTGCGGTGTGGATAAACAACAAAAGCCCATACCCCTATCTGCCTGTGGCTTGCATTGGTTCAGGTGGTTTACTGACCAATAACAGCCTTCATTATCAAGCAAACTCATTCCCCGCACCATTGCCAATAGGTTCTGACGGAGATACCTTTGTTCCTATCACCACATTCACGGGTGCGCCGCATGGAAAACTGTTAGAGAAGTATGACAACTCGATCAGAACGCATACGGGTATCGGTCAGCGAATAGTTGCCAAGACAATTATACCAACAGTAGTTGAAGACAGCCTATACAATACGCCAGTAACTGGTGATTACGCCAATGTAATGGTATGTCCTAGAAGGTCCGCAGTTTTTCAAGCGGTTTATTCCTTAACGACTTCTAAAGCGGCATTTAACCCCACAGATACCCCGCCAATAGAATCGATTGCCATTGATTATCGTGGTTACGAAGCAATGTTGAGTCTTGGAAGCGAAATAAGTGCGAGCAATCCGGGGATTGCTAGGATAAACAACAGACTGTTTCACTTTGAGGAGATAAACTCTCTAAGTGGTTTGGGATTAAGAAGCACAAACGGTGTATTCTTGAAAAATATCACGCCATTTGATGAAATCGAGAAGTTTTATGATGCGCTGTTTGTAAAGGATTCAGCAGGTGTTGAAACTGATGCTGTTGGTTTAGATGTTGAAATCCTGTGGCCGCTCGTGAACACGAAGGGCATCTTGTTCTTCGGTGGTGGCCATACAGGGGTCACTGTGGACATCAGCGATGGAACAGCAAATGATTACAGCGATTCTTATGACCATCATTATTCAAAAGGCCCAACTGGATTTGCAGGCCTGCAAAATCTTCCTGAAACAAATAGAGCATCAGCCGTTCTTGACTTTACTCTATTGAATGACCACGACACAATAAACGAGGACAGTTACATTGGTAAACATCACAAATTGAGAATCCGGGCTGACACAAAGACTCCGATTCAAGATTGTTTGATTCACTTATCCATGATCGAGGAGAATCCTACTACTTTGCCGCCTCCAACCACCACACAATTTGACTCCGCTACACAACCATTCCCTCAAAACGATGAAACGATACTGCGAGAGGAGATATATGGTCGGCATATGAAACTAAGTGCGCCTGCTGGCAGTGCTACATTAGCGGGTTCATCTCCTGCGGGGCATGACAAGTTTAGACCGATTCAATTCCATCCTCATACTGGGGCGGGCGCATGGCCAACAAGCGGATACCCGTATGTGGTGTGTCATGACTGGAACCCAACAAGAGGGGTGGCGGGAGAGGCGGAAACTATGTTGCCACATTTATCCGGTGGCGGGCAATATACTCATCTTAATGAAGGGAATAGGCCAATGCTTCCTGAAAGGCGATTTTCAATATCCTTCTTCTTTAATGCTGATTGGGATAATGGTGGACTAGGTTTCATGTCAGGCCCTATCATCCATGCCATTACAGCCGATGGAGGTATATGGGGGGTGTCAATGAGTGGCAATCATGCAACCGCCAGTCTTCAAAGTTTTAATTTTGCATTACACTTTATGAGTAGTGTGGCCAGTCCAAGCCTGCCAATGTATGCAAGGATAGACGAAGCGGCTTATTTTGCGGCCTTTGGACAAGCCCCACAATTCACTAAAAACGAATGGCATCACATTGTATTTACACGATCAAACAACAATACCCCACATACAATACAGATAATTATGGATGGAGTTGATTTAACACCTTATGTCGAGATTGGTTACGATGGGTTATACAACGGGACAGCACCAAATGCTCGTTCAGCAACAGGCACTAGACATTACCCTCATCATGGCGACATAGGGACCCCAACTGCGGAGGGTGTAGCGGACCACCCATATATTCCGCTGGCCAATGGTCCAGCATCAACAGTTGACCCTACAAAAGCGGTTAGAGGAATAGGCATGGTAACAGTGGGCGTTGCTTTGCACGGTGCGCCTTGGGCGACTGGCGGTTATTACTTCGGTCAGGGTCCAGCCGCATTGCCCAGTCAAACATATGGAACGCCGCAAGTTGTCCCTCCAACAGACGGCCATAACAATGTTGGACCGATATATCTCAATGGAGGTTCCTTAGCACACATCGGTGTATGGGACCGTGAATTAACAGTCGCTGAAGCGCAAGAATTGTATGCATCTAGGTTGAGGTGGTAATCAATGGGGACACAGGCCGACAAGGGATATATGGACCGAAAAAGGATTTATCCTGCGGCCATTCAACCTCTAGGCAGTGTCAATGGTTATCCGGCATCAGGCTGGTTTTCTATGCATATCACCTATCCTGATACAGAATATACAGATGAAACTGACCCCGGCGCAACAGGCGGTTTCCAGTATGGTCAGAACACGCAATCTTGGCGACAAGGGCTTCAAGTCATTATCAAAACATGTATGGCTAGTGCTGGTGCGGCATCGACCCCCGTGCAACCAACATCAGATACCACAAATGTTGTGGTCGTGGATTTGGCGGCATATTCTGTTGCTAACGGGGGCGGCTATTCGCTAGGTTCCGAAGAAGCGGCTAGAGTTATTGCATCTAAAATCAATAGCACTAGAGTTAGACAGGTTAGCGAAAGAGGTGTCACAAGAATGTTAAAGGCTAGATATGTGAAAATGTCTAGTCAGGATGAGATTGAAGGAATGTGTCACACCGCACCTGCAACAGACCGCTTGAGGATTCAATTAAAGGACTTATTCATAGATGGCGCACCGCCCGATATGCCTCCAACGGGCGAGTTTACTGTCAATGTTGGAGGTGCTTTATCGGGCGATACAATTGATACAACGCATTCAACAGCACACAGCCCGGTTGCTGGCAGGACATATACTTACGATTCTTGGAGAGTTGTGAGGGGGCCAATTAGAGAGCAACCGGAATATGTGACTGGTTCACTGCATCCGGGTCGTCTTTATTCTGTATTACATGAAGTAACGCCTATGATCGAATTGATAGGAATTAAAGATAAGGAATTAGGGACCACTATGGATGCAACAACTCTCGTTGAACAAACAACTCCTTATGGAGGCCCAAGACACATCAGTAAATTGACAATAAAAGCACAGCCACCTCAACATACAGTTGTAATATCATGGAATCATCAAGGTGCGGCTGGCTATTGGGCGGGTGCTAATGGAGGCCCGGTCATACAAGGTCTTGGACAAACTTTACCAGTTTGGCATCTCGTTGCTAAACCATTAGATGGAGGCAATATGGGACTCCCCGCTTTGAATTATGATGCTAGAGGAGGTGCGCCCATTGCACATACTGAAAATCATGGATTTTGCAGGTTTAGCATAGAGGGGTTGAATAGTGCCGTAATGCCGAGTATGCCACCCCCTGATTTTACCATTATTGAACCTGCAATAAGAGGTATGACGGCGGCAAATCCGGGTTTATTCATAGATGGTCTTCAATATCAACTCAATATAGCCAAAATGGAATATGGGACTCAATTGCCATCTAGTCGAGTGGCTGATGTTGACACGAATCAATTGCACAACATTGCCTTGTATGAAGGTGTGACTATTTTAGAAAGCGGAACGCCATCAAATAATCAACTTTCTAATGGCGATGGTTTTGATGCTATTTTAGATGTAGCCGCCTCTCCAAGTGCGGTTCAATCACTATTGGATTCTGATGCATCTGAAGATTTTTCTCAAACGCAAACACATTCTTCCAAATACAGTCAACCGTTCTTTGTTCGGCGTAAAATCAATGAGGCTAGAGTTGAAGGAATGATGATCACAAACGAAGAGATGGTCTTTGAAGATTTAGAGGTAACTGATGATTCAGGCAACATTCTAACTGTCAAAGGCGGCTCTCCATTTGGAACAATTATTCGTGACTTTGCTGTCGAAAATGTATCGATTGATGAAAACACTGGGGAGGAGATTATTGGTCCTTCGACAGGCAGTGGCCGAACCACGCCGAATCTCCGCATACAGTTACCTGACCCCTCCGAAATACCCGGCGGTATATTTGTCAGGTCAGGACACGACAGAATCCAAGCGCATTCCAATAAAACATGGGGTATGGGGGGAATAGCCCCGCCTACATCGCAAGAAGCGGGCCATCATGAGAACACTTTCATGGATAGGTTGGAGGAGGTTTATGGTAGCGGTGGCATTCCCTCAATAGTCAATACACTTGAAGCAACACTAGAACAGGGAGAGGTCACGCAATTTGATACACATGACCGTATGTTGCTGTTCCATTGTGAAAGAATACTACACCCTGATATGACTTCAAAACAAGGGCTTTTGTCTTCAATTGTTCCGGGTGCTGTCCCTAGTGGCACAACACGACTATATTCCGCTCATCGTATAACAGACCACGCTGAAAGAGGCTCGGTCTTACCTATGACCGCAAACGGCGATAACACAATCAATGCGTTCAATGTTCCGCATTCTCGTTTACGCTTTGGGAGGCAGGGTCATTCCTTTGTAACACCGTTGACCCACAGGGGGACCCCTCATAGCATGAGAAGGCAATTGCACCGTAGTCACGGTTCAGCATACACTTTGATGTTTGAGGCTGAAACTGAAAACAAGCACCACCTTTTCCAGCAAGCATCACCTATGACAAGTGACCCTTCCGCCAATTTTCCAATAGATAGTATTGAGTTGAAAGGTGTTGCGGGGTATGCTGGTGCAACGGGTTCGGGTTCTGCTGACGCTTTACCATTAGTTGAAATGACAATGGGTCATGGGCGTGAAACCCGTGTGGACTTTTTAGATACAAATCAAGGACACCAACGAGAAAATGCAGATGGTTTACAAATTGATTACTTGATCGCACCCGGTCAAACAAAAACTAATGTTGAAGGTCCGTATCAACATACTAAGTTTGGAAATCCTGTAACAGACTTATCTGTGTCGGGTATTTCATCAGCGGTGCAAATGCAGTTTACTAACTTTTCACCATCGGGTGGCAGTGGTATAGCCCATCGTAACAGGCCGGTAACTGCGGCGGAGGCAATGGTCAATGGTTTCATCTTGTCAGATTATCAATTATCAGGTGGAAGGCCCCAGCCTTCAACTACTAGGAGGCAGATGACAAACCCATATGATATTCGTTATGGAACAAATAACTACACGGTGGTGGGCAGTGAATGGGGCTGGATAACTCCTCGTGTTGCTACTGAATTAGCAACGGTCCCTCCAATGTTTGTTCACGACCCTGATTATGTAAATATGACGAACATCAACATATCCTACGAGGACTGGGATAATGGTATTGTTGACGAAACAGATACAAACTCCGGTGCAAAACCGGATGCATTCTTATGCCATTGGCTTGCGGAATATGGACACCCTGCGATAACTGGTTCTCCCCGTGAACATTTTATGATGTTCCGATACCGTGAAGCGGGAATGCCTAGGTCAATGCAATACCCAGCAGTTAGAGGGCTTCTTTTGCGTAATCATTCAAGATTAAATCTGACCCGTAGGGTAGATCGAACCCACCGCATATACGACGATGTATTTTACAACGGTGCAATCTCTCTAACCAATCTTAGCAAAGAATCTCTTACAATCGGCTCGATAAAAGCGGGAAAGCCGTTTGAAAGAATATACGCTTTACAATGGCTTCAGTCATATGGTTTCAATGGTTTGAATGCTGGCGGGCATGGTGTAGGAACACTTGAATCAGGTTCAGCGGTATTGATGGGGCATACCACTGTTAGAGAACCGAGAGGGACAATGAAACTGCCAACAATAAACAGCGGTGAAAGATATTCTCGTGGTGAAAGCATAGGAGATTCCATAAATCCTGAAAAAGGCGTATTTGGCCGTTATATTGCCAAGCGTATATCCACTACGGCTGAAAAGCATAGAATCTATATGGGGTTACAACCAATGGTTGGCTTCGATCAGGGGAGGAGATTGCCTGTGCGTGCATGGGGCATAAGAACAGCATCAAGCGCACTAGATATGCTCGCTGGCGACCCACACGAAACCGTTTCTAGTCAAAACCCATTATATGGCAAAGCAAGGTATGACGGGGGGATTCACGATTCCGTAGCATTAGCGGCAACGCACGCAGGATATGGTTGGGAAACATCAGGACTTTCAGGTCTTGAAAGAACATCACCAATTGGGATGGTTATTTCAGGGCATACAGTTGAAGCAATGGAGGGAATTAAATCATCTAGGTTAAGTAATGAGCCTATCACTTCTAATGAAGATGAACCATTAGGAATTGGCCGTGCGTTTGACCATGTTAGTGCTGGTTTATTCAAACCAATCAGTTTACCAGCCGGTATGTGGGCTAATGAATATATTAGTGGGACTCATACCACCCTCGCTCAAGTCCCAATTATCAGCAAAGGCAGTGACCCTATCATACCATCGAATGATGAAACAGGAACAGGGCAGGACTCGCCCGCAACCGTTCAAACAACTGGTTTTGGTTCGACATATCATCTAGTCGGAAACTCATTACATACCAACTCAAACGACTTGATCACAAACTTAGGCGGCGGCGGTTCTTATCCAGCAAATGGCTGGGGATATGGTTCAAACATATCGGCTAACAAGATATTGCCCACCCCTTTAGCCGAAATTGCGGACCATAGACAGGTTATATCAAGAGTTGAGCCTCGTATGGGGCTGATTATCAGAACCACTAGAGAGGAGGAAACTGAAAAGAATACAGACTATCTAGTTACCTCGACTAAAGCGGTTTCACTACATTCTGATTTAATCGTGGGACAGCAATTCCCAATAACTCCTTCATATCTAAACAGGACATATACAACAACCTCAAAGCACACGCTTGGGACTTTAGCATCGCCGGTATCTCACACACAGCCCGCAATAACTATGAGTGAATTGTATGACCTCCCCCCGACATTTGAAATCGATGGCAATAGGTCAAAAGGGTTGCCACCGGGCAATGATACCACAAAAACTACTCCCCGGTCAGGTGCTGAAGACATATGGAATGTGAGAGGCGGTTCTGATTTGCCTCCTTGGGGCGGTGTTTACATCCTGCGAAAAACATTCCTAAATCGTCAGGAAGAAGGTTCTCTTTCAACTGTAAACAATTACTCGGCTGTCAATAATACCATCAAAGCAACAGCATCGCATCCTCAAAGACAGTATGTTGATTACATCGTGAGGCCGTTTAGACCAAACAAGATGTATCCGTTTGCTTCGCTACATAGAAATCAAGACGGGTATTTGTTAGGACCGCATACTGTTGATACAGGAGTCGCCACACAGCCTTCTGACAATTTCTATCATCGTGACAAACGGTATGGGATTTTTGAGTTGAATATGGCTAAGGATGAAGGTATGACCGAGCCGATATTATCCGCATCTGATTCATTCAGCATCGACTGGCCTGACCCAAATGACTTTGATGTTGTATATCACTTAATTCCTTCATCCGCACTACTTGAGTTTTTCAAATCAGATGCAAACCGTATTGATTCCGACAACAAAATAGTGTCAACCATAGAACCTAGATATTCACAATCAACACATCCCGGTGGTTTTGAAGAAGTCAGTCAAAGCGAAACAAGGTATTCATATTCTGATACGGGTATCGCAGGGGACCACGCAAATCAAAAGCCTCAAGGAGAAGCCGTTAGAAAACAGTATATCGACGGCAACAGGAACACAAATCGTGTTGAAATAAAAATGGATTACTTATCAGGGGGCAATAGGTTCTTTGTCGTTAGAGATGCATCAATGCTTCCTAATGATGGAGATTTAGTTTATCCTCAGTATTCGGGTTCGATCAGATATACAGCAAAGAACGGGAACATTCTATCAATTGACACAAATGCGACTACATCCCCCCTATTAGCCAGTGCTAGTTTACCTGCGGGGCATGAATGGCCAAGTAAGGTGGTATATTACACAAAGAAGGTTTCAGGCCAAAATACGGCAAACTCATCTAACAGGTATCCACTGACTACTGGGGCTAGAACCGATATTTCCACAGATATGAACAAAAAGTATCCGTTGTTGCCTTCTTTTGTTGACAACTCTATTGTAACCTCGGCATACATAACGGAGTCGTGGTATAGAAGTGACGAAACAGGGTTTACAAGAACAGGTTTGTCATATAGAGGAGTTACATTCTATACCCCGCAGGATTTCATAATGATGACACAAAGACCATTCCAATTGTTTGATGGTTCTAGTAAAGGCGTGATAAAAGCGAAGAAGCGTTCAAACAAATTGATGAGAGATGGCAGGGAGTTAGATATAAACTTCGTTCCGCCTTATCTCTATGATGAAGACAATAAGAAGTGGAGGGTTGCTGAAATCAAAGAAGAGTTTGACGGTAAAACTCTTGTATTCAAGAATATGGAGGGCGAATCCCTAACCGATTCAGGTGTTGAAATTGGAGATGTATTTTTGGGTCAATATGCAACAATTGGGGTTAGAACCACCGATGCAGTGATGACGCTGTTGAATGATGGTGCGACAGATTCAGCGGGATTCAATTTGAAAGAACCAAATATGCTGGCTAGCACTGAATCATCATCATCCATTGGCGGACATCCGTCTTTCAAGGATATAATGATGCATAGCAATTCTTTCATCTCAAGGAATACTCGTGGTTTGAATATCCTTGAGGTTATTCGTAATTCATCGCAACTCGATGGCAATCAATTGATCAACATTTCATCGGGCATTTTGATTTATTCTAGTCAAGTGTTTAGACAGACTGGAAAACGCATTGGGTCAGACAGCGGTGCTAGAGATGTATCGGTCAGTCGTATGTTTGACTCTCCGAATGTAGTTACAGTAAAGGGTGACAAAATTGCCGAAAACGAAGCCGTTCTTGTTGAAGTAAAAGATGTCGAGCGAATGAAATTACAGGCAGGTGCTGGTGCTGATGAAAATGTAGTCAGGTCTTTTACTCAAGCGGTTCCCGGCTTGAAAACAAACAAGAATGCTCTCCGGCTTGCTAAGTCTTTATTGGCTAGAATCGAGAACGGTGCGCCGTTGGTTCAAATAATGGGATTACTAAATGCTACATCCGTTCAACCCGGCGATGTAGTCACGATCAACCTCCCTGTTCACGGGTTGAATGGGCTATTCGCTGTGTTTGAAACAACTCACAATTACGAAGATGGCACTAGCAATTTTGTTGTGGCGCAGTATGAAAAGGGAATTGAGGGTATCCTTTCTGACCTGCAATCAAACATTGGCAATGTAAGCGGCAATGAAGAAGTCGCCGCCTCTTCATCCATGACCATTGCTTTGTCCAGTAGTGCGAAACTGGTTATTGTCCACAGAATTGTTGCTAGAAGCAATAACAATACAAAAATGACAATCGGACACAGGGCATCAGCCACAGACCGAAAAGGTGCAATAGGTGTCCAAGGTGGCAATAGAAGGGCATTACCAATCGGAATGTCAAAGAGCAGGCCGTATGTGGTTAGGTAACGGGGGACTATGATATGCCAACATTAGACGGAATAAAAGCGGCTCTTACAGACCATTTGCAGGGATTAATCAAGAATATCACATTAGGTGCTACTGGGGGAGATGCATCCTCTAGGGATGGCGGTGCAGGAAACCCCCAACTAAGCGAAACCCCTTCTATTCAAAGGATTGATGATAGGACCGTGTCATTTTCAGCGGTTTTTGATACAACTAAAACATCAGCAAACGCAATCAAAGAGGTGGTAATGCATGGCACTACCGCACTGGATAATGCCGCATACCGTGCTTCATTTTTGCCTATTACAAAAGATACAACAAACGAGATACGGGTTGACATATTAGTCGAGGTGAGATAATGCCAAATACAGACATTTCAGAAGGACATAACAAAACTGCAACATCAGCATCATACCAATTTGAAGGTTTGAGAGATACCGATGTGCTAACAACTGCAACATTAACCAACATTACCGAGAATCTTCTAGGCAATGGGGTTATACCAGTTGGTTTGAATAATTACAATGATTCTGATCGTAACAATCCTATGTCAGGAAACTGTCATGTAGCACCAGTCGGGTCAGTTGGTTCAACTAACCAAATTACAGTAGCCACAGGGACTGTTTGCGTTGATGGTATGTATTATACCGTTGGCGGGGGCAGTGCTATTGACATCACCGCCGCTAGCAATTACCATGTCGATTATCATCCGGGCGGGACAGCGGGCGGTATTGGCGGAAGTGTAGCCCCTATCCCAAACGGAACGGCATCGGCAGATGAAGCGATTGTATTGGTTTATGTTGACCCTCGTGGACCTCAAAACATAGGACTCGTATATGGGGGCTATGTTGATACAGCATCAAATCAATTCCCTTCAACGCCATTTGCTCATCTTGTTAGACAAACAACTGTATTGGCTTGGCTAAGGATAGGTAAAGGTGCTTCTAATCCAGTAATTCATCAAGTTGAAGATAAGAGGACATTCATTAGGCCGGGTCCTGTGGCATTGTCATCCTTGATCGATAAGGATACGGCTACTGACCACGAGAACCCTCGTAACGATATGATTGCGGGGTTGAATGCGGCAAATCTTCCTATTACAGATATGGGGTTGTTATATGCTAGGGACCCAACTGCTTTCAACCTAGCACCTGAAGGAACAGGCGAAACTCATTTGTTTTATCAGACTGATGCTACTCCTTTGAAGTCTTATCAGTTGACTCCCGTTCATAGACAATCCGTAATGATGACGCAATGGACAGGGCCGTTTCAGATACCGTATAACACGCCCCCTCCAACCGGAATATCACACCAACCTTTGATAGCCCCCGAATCAGGCTTTACAATTCTCACATGCACCTTTATCTCACAGGCTGACCCCGATACTGTCCCGCCAGTAGTAATGCATTGCGACGCACACCCTCATATCGTAGGCTTCGCACCAACTCATGTTGATATTTTGGCGGACCCCGGTATGCCTGTATTTCAAGGAATGCCGTATGACCATGTAGTTGTCGAATATACTCATTCAGGTCAGTGATATGGATGGGCGAAAGGAAATACACCGAGAAGGTGTCACAGCAATGTCCAAAGTGTGAGTCCGTAGTTTTAGCAATACGAATAAATGGGTTCTATGCGGGTAGCCGACAAAGGATACATCTATGGGAGTGTCCACTTTGCGCTAGTATATGGCGGAGAGTAAAGCCACAGTTGAAGCCCGTGCTGTTAAAGCGGGATTTAGCATCTTAAAGAACCTAGATAAGAAGCGATATATCAGTTACCCAACCTGTTCATCCGGGCATTGCATCGCAAGAGTCGGTCAGGAGGGTATGGTTTGTGATGGTTGTAAAACACCTCAACAATCAAACGACAGGTCCGACATTCCCCCTCCTTATCGCAGGGCTACAAACACCCTAACTACCAAATCCGATGAAAAGTCAGACGAAAAAGGCCGATTCAAAGGATACTCAAAAAACAACATTTCGGACAGACCTGTTCGTCAAGCCAAAAACAAGACATGGACTGTGAGCCGCAAAAACAAGCGTGGTAAAACCGCTCGGCGATACAAACGAAACAAGAGTCGTGGTAATGTCAGACCCGCTATGAGAAGGCAATTAGGGGCTGGTGGAAGTCGAGCATCAACAAGTCGGTGAGGGCGATGGATAGGCGATCTAATAAGGAGGTAATGAGAGGGTGGATGCTCTTGGAGGCCGCCTTAATGAAATCTCATGATCACCGCCTGAATGTTGCTGATTTATTCTCCGCTGTTGGTGGGGCAGTTGGACCTGATGGAAACCCTGTTGTCCACGCTGGGTGGTCTAGTGCCGCCCGTGATAGAGGCCATAATGTGATTGGGTATGACTGGGACCAACACAAAGGAAAACCCATTGGAATCCTCCCTGATAAAAGGGTGAATATCCTCAATCTAACCGCCGACCAAATGATTGATGACTTCGGCGGACCAATCGATTTGTTGTTTGCTAGTGGGCCGTGCGAAGGATGGTCTATGCAACAGATTGGTAATACATGGAAAACACCTGAACAGTGGAAGGTCGGTGGCCGTAATCTGAAGCGAGAATTGAATGCTCTAAGAGGGACTGATGAAGAGTATCCTGAAGACCTAGCGGCGGGCTGGGAACCAAAGAATCAGGCCGCTATTAACAGTCAAAGAACCATGCAAAGGACATTTGACTTGGTCGAGGGGTTGAGAGAGTATAACCCCGATATGAAAGCGTTTATTGAGAATCCAGTATCTGTATTAAGATACCACCCAACCTCGTTTGGTGATTGGGACATGGCTAACATTCAACACGCCTCATATCAAGACCCTGCGTCATCAGAATTGTTTGGTATATCGGACTTCTCTCCTATGTTGCCTGAAAGACAATTTGTTGGACAAGGTGGAATACCTGAATTGAAACCAACTGATTTGTTTGGTCATTTTCCAAAGGATTGGACTCCAAGACCTAGATTACAGTCATCTAAGAATCCGTTAAATGACATCTTGTATGGTAGTAATGTATTGTATTCCGATATGCCGGGCAGTGGCGAATCACGAAACCTAACCGCACCTGAATTGAGGCAATTGCTATCACAGGGGGGTAGCGTGGATTTCAAAGAGCGTTTGAGTCACGCCCCTGAATTAGCGGAGTCCCCTGATTATCCACAATTGACAGATGGCAAGTATTGGAGGTCACAGCCTAGAGGTAAATCTCAAGGACAGTGGGAGGACCCTAAATCGATCAAGACTGGCCGCTATGGAAACAAATACTACGCCGCCGCACCTGCGGGTGCTAGGGCTGGAATTAACGAGTTAGGACCGATGTCATTCATCAATAGAGCGGGCAGGAAGGTAACAGCACCTCCATACTTTACACGGTCCCTGATACCGTATGGTGAGGGCCTTGATGCAATCCTCGCAACCGAGAAAGAACACGGGCTGGATATATCGCCAGCAGGTCAGGCCGTAGTCAGTCCTCGTGAAATCATCGAAAACTTCATGCGCCGCTGACCTATCAGCGTAACGATTGAGATGTCAAGTCTGTTTTTGTTTCTAGGATTTTTTGTTGTTTTGTTGTTATTTGGATTGCTGATAGACGCATATGCCGTCGATTTAGATGGTGTTGAAATCTTTGACAGCGACGAAGATTTTCAGGCAATGTTCTCTAACGGTCTTCGGGATTCTTGTCTGTCAGAAAGCCAAAGTCGTCAGAAGTAACACGGACCTTCTTATCCGTTCTTTCATCTCTAATTAAGAGCGAACCGTCGTTACATTCCATATCCCACAAAATGCGTGTGATCAGGTTTGCTTCATTCAGGAGGTTCTTCATAACACCCGCTTTGTTCTCTTTTCGCCACATGGAAACTAATGTCAATGCTGATGTTATCAAAGATGGTAATGGTATCACAAACTTTCTGATGTCATTCATATGTGCTAATGCCACCAGTGGTATTCTTCTAGGATATGACTCATAATGAGTTGCTGTCATCTCTTGGACCCATTCAAGTAAATCACAATATCGAAGGTCGCCTCGGAAGTCAACCTCAATTTTACTTCGTATCAAATCAAAGCCTAGCGACTTCATGTTATAGCCCGCAATTATTGATTGTGGTTCTAACTCCTCATACCACTTTGTAAATGCATCAAGGGTGCGTAATTCAATTTTTTTCCTGCTGATCGAAAGAGAAAATATCTCATCAGTAAACAAAAGAAATCCTTCAGGGCCAAATACCGCAATTGCACTTAGGCTAATGTCGCTTGGCTTCTCCCAGCCCTTTGGTAAATCGCAAGGGTCGTCTTCTGAAAAGACCCTTATTCCATACAGTCGTCTTTCTTTTAACCAGTCGTCTATATTCTTTCTAAACATGTCACCAACTCAAGTGTATGAATGCTTTGCGGCCATCCATCAACCGTTCAGCCTGACTATTGGCAATCAACTTGTCAAGCCTTCTTTCAGCGGTTCTAGTGCTGACTCCTGCTTCGGAGGCATACCTCTTCTCAAGGTCCTTCTTAGCAACCACTTCTTTGCCGGACTTCTTGTGTGCAAACTTGCCACAGGCGTTGTATGATTTTTTCCATCCGTGCATCTCATTCTCTCTTCGCTTCTTTGCCTTGACATCCTGCTTTTGCTCTAACCAAATAATCAGGTTGTGCAGGTTGTCATAGATGATTTCAGTTGCCATCATGATATGGTCAGCGGTAATCACTGATGTCTTCATAGTAGCGGCAATGATGTTAGCGAATATGATGGTATAATTCTCGACATTCGGTATGAATGACATAGCCGTTTCCCTGATGATGTCATTGTTGATTCCCTTGATCAACGAGTAATAATCATCAACAGCATTCAACAAAGCGGCGTGGTAAGATGGACCTATCGAAAATATGTCATAGGAATATGCTATTGCTTTGTCCTCCTTCTCTCCTTCAGACAACGCATCCCATTCCTCCTCCGTAAGGCCCGCCGCCTTCAACAACCTGCCCTTAACTTCATTCGATATGTCTATGATGAAATCCGCTAAGTCGGAATACGACCACAATTTGTCAGGCACTGGAACATATACACCACCCATACGGTGTTCGCTAGTAGTCTGTCGCTGTTCAACGCCAACATCATTTTGAAATAGGAATACACGCTGAAAGAACCCTTTTTCCAACACATGATTCATAATGTCCTTTGGAGGGTATGTGGTCATCCACAGGGACACGCCTGATGGTGTTCTGACCGAACCACCAACAAGGTGCTTTACCAGCACATTCGTTTCACTACCAATAGGGGCCATTGCCTGTTGGAGGTATAGAATCTTATCACTGAAGTATGCTTTCTGATCGTTTAGCAATACACTGGCTTCATCAAAAAGAAGCGTCTTATACCCATTCAACAAGCCGGGGACTGTAACATTCTCCTCACCTATTGGTTTACCATCGTCATCATACACAGCCTGTTGTTGAACGGTTCCAATCATCTTTGCATCAGAACCGCCACTGAATGATTCAGTTTCGATACCGCATTCTTTCAAGAGTTTTGCAGTAAACTCGTATGCAATCGATTTACCAGTCCTTGACTGTTGAATCCAATATACATGCACCCTGCAATCAACATGAGAGCCGTGTATTGGTATTCTCATGTATGGTGCTAGCATTTGTCCAGCACAGAAGAAGTATGATAGCATACCGGCATATTCGTTGAAGAATGATACAGTATTGAAACGGCCAATGTAGTTACGAATGTATTTACTCCCATCAAAGTCTGATTTGATTAGGGTGTAATCATCCCATTTTCTTCCTCCTGCATCCGTAGTTGGTCTAAGTAGCATGTTTTCACTTCCGGGGATTTAAGTGGATGTGTGTCAAGTATTTCAACACTCACGCCCTTGTCATCTTGACTTTTTCATTAGGAACGGCATCTTCACTATTCAATACAGTCAGAATCTTTTGCGCTCTAACTTTGCCGATGCCTTCCGATTTCATTAACTCTTTTGCATTCAATCCAGCGACTTCAGCAACCGAACCATGTTCCTCGATCAAACGCTCGGCGATAGCATGGCTACAACCAGCCGCTCTCAATACATCCATACGCATGTCTTCAGAATTGGTTTTTCTCATCACCCTATATGTCGATGATGAGCCGATAGTGTCATGCTTCTCAAATCGTTTACAGATGAATCTAGCCGCTGATGAGCGGTCAGGGAATGTAACTATGGTTATATCGAAGTCTGTTGAGAATCTAGCCAATGAACCAATGAAGCCACCCCACGCTCTAGCAAAGGGAATCTTTCGACCACCCTTCTTTGCACTGGCGACATACTTGTCAACGGTTCCCCATACAAGCAATATAGCATGATTGTAATTGTCATCCATGTTTTGTAATTGGTGTTCTAAATGTCCACTGTAAAGGCTTTGCATGTAATCCTCCATAGATTTGGATTCAATGCCGACACTAGCAAAAGCATAGTCCGTGATCAGGTTCTGTCGTGTCTGATACTTCAGCCCCTGCTTGTCGCAATACTTCTTTACAAGAGCCTCAAGACCGGACCGTTCACGATTGTCAATGAATAAGACTTTTTCAGGCATCCTCGACAACCTCCTGCGGGATGTCCTCCTCTTTCATAGGAGTCCAGCCGTATGCCTTCGCATAGCCGTTATACCATTCGACATAATGCTTGACACATAACCCATGAGTCCCTGAATCAGGGTGTGCTGGGCGTTTACAGTCAGGGGACTGACAGGTCCCCCACATAGCGGTCATATTGGAATCTGTTACCATGAAGGCGGTCATTACTCCTCCTCCTCCTTCGCTTTCTTTTCAGCATACGCTTTACGCTTTTCAGGGGTCCAACCCTGCATACAAGATACGCATCTTCTGAAACCTGAACGGACATTGTTTTCGCATTCCTTGACACAGCACATGACCGACATGAAGCGGGCCATTATACCTCCTCCTCTTCTTCTAAGGAGGCTAACCTCTCCGCCTTCTTCTTTTCGTAATCATCATCATCTTCGACTTCAACAACTGGTTCCTCGACTGGTTGATTTGACCTCTTAGCCACTTCAGCCAGTGCTTCTTGGAATGCTGGGGTTCTATGAGTTTCTAATAAATCGATTACAAGCCTAGCAAAGTTTTGATCACCAGTAAAAGCCACTGGATTTTCATGCTGAAGAATGACATACTGTATTTCGCCATTCGGGGTTTTCATAGCACGAGCGGACCACATTACTTACCCCCCCTAACCCACATGCTGTGACATGTTTTACACATGTCAACGCCGTGTTTATTCTTCATCGTAGCCGTTCCTTCGCAATGGATTCCTCCAAACTTACATTTAGTCATTTAATCAACTCCTTTTCCATCATAAAATGGACATTTACCAACGCATAATCCTTCTCGGTATAATGTGGGGCAGGTCGGTGTCTGATATTGTCGTTCCGCCCCATGTTTGAGATATTTGTGGGTCACTTCAGGTTTGTAGTCCGCCCACTGTAATTTTGATATGAAAGCATGTGCCTGATTGATTCGTTCATCAATAGGTATCTTGCTATTGGATGGAGGCCGTGCGAAGCGGTTGAAGTAATCGAGGAGATACATCATAAGATATACCCTCGGCAGGTGCGGAGGATTTGCACCTAACTCGCAAGTTGCTTCGGCTAGACATGGTAGCATGGGTATGTTTCCAATACGCTTCATCTCTATCTCAACATCTTCAGCATTAAACTCCTGCTTCGCAAAGCCCCCTTGAGGACCAAATGGATTATTTGGGTCACGCTCTATGACTTCAAGAGGCATTCCTCTTTCACCCATGATGCACATACCCAAATTAGAAGGCTCTCTCGCTCTTTTATTTATGATGTCCCAGCCTTCTGATATTCCACCTAGATACAAAGGAATCGACCATATATTGCGTTTGAAGTTGAATGAATTAGGAATGCGAATATGACGGTCAGGTCTGAATGATACCACTGGGTCTAATGTCTTCAAGTCCATGTCCCTAACCCACTTTGAAATCAAAGCCCTGCCTGATACAAGCAGGTCATTCAACTCCTTTGGGTTAAGGACATACTCTTGATCGAGATTGACCCATATATGAAAACCGCCGCCTGTAAACCAAACAGCGTGCCTCCATCCATTAGTCAATAGATGAGCGGACAAACGCCACGCCTCTTCAGAACATTGCTGTCCTGCTTCGTCATCATCCATACCGTTAGCAACGAGTCTATCCTTGTCTAAGTCAACAACGAAGTGGGGGACCACCGCAGTATTGTATTCACAACGGTTTCCTTTTGTTTTCAAATCTCTAAAACCATAGACAGTAGTAGTTATGTTATCTTTACCATTGGTGGCTGAAACATACTTCTGTAACTGTTCCTCATTCTTTACAACCCTGCGGGTCCTCATACAGACCTCACGAGGAAAATGGCGAAACATGGAACCCATTGGGATCACTTCTTCTTCTTCTTGGCTGTTTTACCGACCATTCTATCATCACGCTTTTTGACAGGGCATGTTCTAGCATTATGGCCTCTTTTACCACAATAACCGCACTTTACGGAATAGCCCTTTCTGCCGTTTGTCTTTCGCTTTCGGGTCTTTCTCGTGACAGTCTTCTTTTTACTAGGTTCGTATCTCCTGACATCAATCTTTGTATATGGTGGGTCGGTTGAGAAAGGACTCTCAATGATAGAAGTCTTTTCAGGGTCATTGTGTAAGTAATCACCGATTTTTTTGAAGTTTCTATTAGGGCTATTTTGAATGATGTCATCCAATTGGTTCCTAACCTTCTCTAGTAATTCTTCTCTTTTCGCAGATGCTTTATGCATCCCCGACGCTTTTTCTATATCCTTTATCATCACAGCAAAGTGATGGGGGATTTCCTTTATTTCAACAGTCCATTGCTTATCCTTAGTATCGCTCACGCTTCCAACTCCTTTTTCATGTCATGGGGCATCAAAACCCTCCCGTATTTGGGGCAAAAGCCCTTGACCGCACACCAAGGCTCGCACAATCTAGTGGTTGCGAAGCCATTTGGTTTTACAGGGAACATCCAACCGTTGTTGTCCCCTGTATATCTCAAGTGCATTCTGATCAGGGACTTTAGGTCCCTTAGCACTTCTTGAATAGCATCTGTTCGGACATTCTCAATAAAGCGATATATCTCTTTGCCTTGTGTATCGCCCTTTGTGTGGTCCCAGCCCCAATAAGCCGCTGTTTTGCCACTAAACTTGTGTCCTTTGGATTTGCGAAGCAAATAGACATAGAATGCCATCTCCTTACGCATTGATTCTAATTTGTAATCACTGTGTTTCCATAACCCAGTCTTCAACTCATGGATATGCAAATTGCCATTGGCATCCATGAACGCCCTGTCGATGATTCCCGTCAGGTGAACCATTACCACTTTGCCATCGACTTCAATATCAACGATGGCGTTGATTTCATCTTCATTGATTACCGGCAGGAAGTTTTCCTTATCAGATGAAAGGAACCTGTTGGTTTCGATCATCATCATACGCTCTAAGTGTTCATGCTCTCCGAGTTTATATGGGCTAGAAGGCGTTACAACACCCTTGTATTCCTTTTCTTTGCTACAAGAGGGTATGAACCCTTTGAAGTATGTGTAAAGGTCACTAGGCTTATCCCTTAACTTATCAGCATAGTCCAAGTCAACAGCGTTGTAAAAGTCCTCTATTGCATCGTGGACATTGGTCCCTCTCCGCATGTTGTCGTTTTCAACCTCTTTGACCCCTAGTATATATTTGATGAAATACTGTTGTTCACAGAATTGGAATGTATTCACCGATGATTTGCTTACACGCAATAAATGTTCAGGGAGTTTCCCATCAATAAGGTGGTATCCATAACTAGAATCCAACCCTTTGCCGACCTCATCAGGTATAGGGTGAATGCCCGGTGGCTTGACCCCTTTGATTCCTGATGCGGATGGTTGATTGCTCATTCATACACCTCGTCTATTTCATGATCAACGAACATATTAATAACCGCTTTTTTGGCCTTCTCAATATCGTTCAATGACAACTCCTCAACAGGTCCACCGTAATCGACAATATGTTTTGTCATGTGATACAACTTTTTGAATTGCTGTGCCTGATAAGCGAGGAATGCTTGGGGTGAATCTAAAACCACTTTACGGTTCAATGCGTCATCGAAATACCATGTGCGACCATTGCCGGTAGCCCATTCGGTTTCTTTGTTTACAATTCCTGCCATATTTACCACCTAGAAACCAACCATGTCTTGCGGGTTATCAAATGTCCCATCACGCAATCCGGGCCATCCAAACCATTGAGGCTCGTCAGGGTCACGGATGAATAATAGAACAGGTTGTCCACACTTGAGGCTAGTCCTGTTCTCAACAACAGTAGCAATTGATCGAGTCTGATTTGTCAACTCTCCCTTCTCATTGCGCTGTTCCTCGACACGGACATGTATCAGTTGCTGGAAATCACCCTCGCTACGAGGCAGGATGTCAGGGACATCAGAACCTAGTATCTCATTGCCATTGCTGTCGTATGACGGCTTCATGTGGGTGATTACATAGCAATGCACGCCCAGTCTAGCAGTTTCCTGAAGACCGTGCGGTAATGCCGCCCTATATCGGTTCTTACGAATCTCCCAATTGAATCGGCCAATCTTGGTGGTGGTCTTCTGACCAGTAGTAGCAATACCGTCACGGCCCAAATCAAGGTCATACACCTTCATCAATGTGCCACAGATGTTCAGCCATTGATCAGCACCGTCAAACACTAGGGTCTTCAGATACGGGTTCGGCATACGGCCATGCTCAACAAAGTATGCCGCTTGTTTTACGGCGACTTCGTGAGCGTGGTTTAGAATATCCAACACACGCTGGTATGTTGCTTGGAAATCATATGGGACACGACTTTGGTTCTGAACCATAACCCAAGGGCTAATGACAACAATGTTATCCTTCTTATCAGAATGGTGAGCCGCCTTAGTGGTATCTCCTCCTAAGTCGAAGTCAACATGCCATATTTCAGCACCACCCTCTATCTCCTCCTTCGTGAGGCTGTCTAGGACCATTCCAGTCTTACCGCTCTTGGCAGGGCCAGCAATCATAGCCAATACGCAAACTGGCGTATATTGAGCCATGATTCTAGCATCACGAACAATCATCGAACCGGGGGAACCCCAATCAGTAGTGACAACTGGTGCTTGTGGCTTTTGAGGGGCCACTGTTTTAGCAACAGGCATCTCACTAACAACCTCCTCAATGACAGTATCCATTGAAGGGGGGTTCGTGTTCTTAACCGGAGTATTATTCGCAACTTCAGAAGTTGATGGCAGTTGATCGAATGCAGGCTTCTTCATATCAGAAGGGTCCTTAGTCGTATCAACTATCGCTACACTATCAAAAAATCCTGTTCCGCTCATTCTAAAACCTCCACTTGTCCAACTTCGACCTTCAATGTGTGTGCAGGAGTCAAGCCTTCAGGGAATAGTTTGTCCAATGGGTCATGAGTTTCACAAGCGTTTAGGCTGAATGCCAAACCGCATAGAATCTCAATAGGCATCATGTCCCTGCCAATTTCTTCAGTGAACACTTTGCCCGTTCTCTTGATAACACTGTTTAGGAATGTAGTCAATTCTTCGTCAACGATGTCCGCAACGGTGTCGCCCCACATGAGTCCTTCTTTGAGGCCTTCAGCCCCAAAAGCGATACCTCCTGTTTTGAGGTCTAAAGGCCACCAGCCCATCAAGCACCACCACTGAAGTCATTGAGTCCCGATAGGTCACTGGTGACAGCATCAGGCTCTTGGGCGACAATAGAACGCATTGGCATAGCGTGAACGCTCATACCGTCTAGTGACATGTTACGGGAACCGTCAGTTGCATTCCATGTTCGTGATCGAACAACAATCCATACTCTTGAACCACGAGCATACGGTTTCCAGCCATCAGACTTGAGGACCTTCAATGCTTGGTGCTTCTCGACTAGGTATCTTGTAACTTCAACCCATAGACTTGCATCAGGGTTGTCACGGCGAAGGCTGTTACTACTGATAGTCAATGAATGCTTGAATCCACCTTCGATGAAGGATGGTGCTTCTTTACCATCGTAATCAATGTAATCGACAACGCCGGAAATAGCAAATGTCGGACCGTATTCTTTGCCGTTAGGAGATGTAGTAGCATTAGCGTCGTGATACTCCCAAAGGTCATTGAGGTCAACTACTGGCATGAATTGAGCCATAAACTGGTCAGGCTTGAAGATGGCACTGGCTTTGTCCATTTGCTCATCAGGAACCCAATCGAGGTCATAGGAAGCAACCATGTTACCTGTCCTCAAGATAGTTTCTTCAGGGTTTGGCCAGCCCTTTGCTTCTTCAGCCTTGAAACGAATAGGCTTGTGCATCATCAAATCCATTTCAGCGGATTCAAAGGAACACTCTAGTGTTCGTGGAGGCAGTGGACCTTCAGTTAGGAATGAATCTTTCTTGTTGCCGATAAATACCCATTCTCGCTTTGCCATGAATGCAGGTTTTGGATACTTTCTGCCATCTTTCTGTGCAATCATACCAATGTGCATTTGACCACCATTGATCGGTATAACCCAACGAGGAGTTTTTCCTTCAGCCTTTTCAGAATGCACCTGTTTGTCATCAGCATCGACTAGAACCCAGTCGCCGCCATCATTAAGATATGCTCGACCAATAGGCACAGAATTGCCATTATACTGGATACCATATCGGAGAGTTTGAGGCAAGTTTGCTTCAGCACTTTCAGTGGCTAGTGTTCGCTGGCGTTCCATAGTATCTCTTCGGCCATTGTATGCTACAATCATGCCAACCCATTCATCGCCTTTGCCACCACTGCCGGTGCGCCTGTTCATACTAACATCGAAGGATGCAGAAAAGAAGTCTAAGTCATCGGCATCTAGGCCATCTAACTTCTGTCCATTCTGTGTCCATACTTCGGGGAATGAATCCTTTACGAAGGTGCTGAATTGCTCAACCAACTCTTCGTCTGACCATCCTTTTGCTGTTCCAATTCTCTTCAGTGTATCATTTATTTGCATACTATCATCTCATTCGCTTGTCTGCGGGATATGTCGTATCATCGACCCCCTTATCAAGGCTCACTAATTCATGCGTTCAATTGTATTCTCTATCAATTTCAATGCATTAAGCACGCCCTGATGGTCTTTCGGTTGTTTCAATACCCCATTCAAATTACGCACTAGGTTCAACCCGCTTTGGTTCGATACAAACTCATCCATTCCTTTGGTGATCGACAAGACCCTGTTTATTTCTTCGGGTTTAGCATATACCTCACGAGGAGTAACCCCCAAAGATTCTAGGTATTGCGCTAGGCGGCCCGACATTTGAGGGAACCTGACTTCAGGCCTGATGATGTATCCACATTTACGAGATTGCGTTCTTTGGACACATATGTCCGCACGCATTGTTGTTACAGCCAATAGTCGTGTTATGTCATCATAACTCATTTGTGTTGATGGTGAAACAATTTCAGCCATAGGCTGTCCAGCCCCCCCAACACTTTCGACATCAACCATATCGGAGTTAGAAGGATGATTGTGATTATTGCTATTGTCAATATCCATAATATACACATCCATCTAACAATAGGGTTCTCAATGTCAAACACTTCATCCAGTCTGTTCTTCCCCGTCATTCCCATCCATCCCTGTAATCATCTCAATTTCTTCGACTCCGATACAGTCCTTTATGCCCGCTTCAGCCATGACAGAAACTACCCTGCCATGAACATACGGTCCGTAATCACCCCAGCCTGAAGCATTTACTTCGACCTCCACGAAAACCGGAGATTCTATTGTAAACTCATCATTAAGAAGTTTTGAATGATTAGGAATCATTGACTTCAGGCGTTTTGCCACTTCGGGCGTTGCCTCGATCAATCCCACTGGGTAGTATGTATTGCCATCTCTAGCCCCTATCCTCCATTTGCCTAGAAGAGGGGCCTGACTACCATGTATTGACTGAACCCATTTGCCACTAACGACTCTAAAGATTGGGTTACGCTTTGCTTTGCCGCTCAACACAATCATCTCGTAATGTGTGTTCTCATATGTGTGAACACCCCCCGCATTCCATAGTATGACGGCCCTATCTTTTGATAGATGTTGGCTAGCATCTGTCGGGTCTTTGAGTTTGATTGTATTCTTTAATGCCCACTTTGGCAATGTCTTCTGCAACTGTAACCTGCGTTGCTGATATGTCATCTCCGCTGTCGAAAGCAAATCACACACTACTAACTGTCGGCCTCTATGAGATGCATATTCAACGAGATATATGCCAATAGGAAAACCGCTGTATAACTCATAAGTGTCATCCATTTCAACTTCAGAACCTGATGAATCAAACAGTTTAGAGAACCCCTCCGCTACATGTAATGTCATCCATTCGCCTTCAGGATACTCCATGTAACAATCCGTAAACTTGACTTCGCTAGGAGAGTCCACATATGTTGGTGACGGTATAACAAGTCCAATGCCGCATTTAGGTTCAATCAAAGGATGCAGGTCGCTTCCTTGAGATAATACGAAACAGGTCCTTTCAAGACCAACGAGATATGATGCACGCTTGATCTGATAGAACAATTCACCATTGGCCCATGCTAATGCGGCGATGATATGCCGCCTCCTGACAATACCCGCCCTGACGCTCATCCGCATCAATAGAGGATGCATGTCCCTTGAACACAATCTAGTGAACAATGGAACCATCAACTTAGCCCTGTCTTCATTGTCATTGCATTCCAATACAGATTTCAGTATGCTAACCACACGGCCTGCATTCATAGTAGTGGATTCTGTTTGCGATAATTGTGAAATCAAATGGATTGGGTCAGGGTCATCATCGACCTCATCACAATGAGCATCAGTCAAATGAAAGAATATCTCCCTGAAGTCTTCATCAGATAAACGGGTATTGCTTTCAGGTGAATAGAAGTAATACACCACCATGTATTGATTTGACTTATTGCCACTCAAACAGTTAGCAATAACCCGTTCAGGCTTCATCGATGTCATTACACGACTTGATTCGGCTAATGACCTAAACGACATATCTGAATATGTATTCAGGAATCTCCCTCCTCCTTTGAAGAGGGATACTCGGAGAGCAATGTGTTCAATGCGTCTTCATCAGGCAGGACTTCAAGGATGACCGGATGGACCCACTTTGTTTCCACCCATCGTGTCCCCTCTCTCCTAGAATCTTTCAACATAGCACGCACCCTGAATCCAGTTACCTTCTTCGCTACATCGGCTAGCGAATTGATTGACCTTCTGTTGCCAGTCATATGTGCGACTACATAGATACAATCGCATAACAAACGAATAGGCGTTCTAGGGACACGCATGAGAAGCCTAGACCATAATTCAAATGATAGGATGGAAATGTCATGTGGCAACTTTAGTTTCTCACATATCTCTTCGGCCTTTTTCATATGAATGTCTTCAAAGTCTTCTTTACTATTCAATCGGAACAACTCCTTCTGTATCCTGATCATCCCATAGGTCATCATTAGCCAATGCTTCAGTCAAATGAGAATGCAATAGTTGAACCTCCTCCTTCGTGAGCATAACGCCCTGCTTAGTGTAACCAGTGTGTCCTGAAAAGTTAGGAACAATCCGGTATAACCTGATATTCATTATTCTAGTATTGAACCCTTTAGAGGTCATAGTGTGTATCTCCATGCCCATGTGACACCTAGCGTCAATTTTCCCGATTATCCTTGAGTCTAGGTGACTCCAATCGGTGGGCTTTGATTTACTCACTCTTCCTCCTCCTCTTCCGAGTTAGATGCAACAATTGCATCCTCCGCTAAACTCTTTTCAAACAACTTCTTTTGCTTGATGTCGTATGCGGTTGAATCAACAACTACATGCAAACCACGCATGTCCTCGTCAACGGCTTCAATTTCACCACATAGGGGACATTGACCCTCATCACTAATGCGGATATACTGGATTCCTGCCACTAACTCCTCGACTCTCAAGATTGCACCGCACCTCGCCTGACATAACGACACATTGCCGACATCATCAGGATTGATTCGTATCTGTTGATTTTCCTCATCATAGGCCTCTTGTATCTGTTCAATTACATTCCATTGTAGTAACTCACCTAGGGCGACTATCCAGTCATGCCTATCAAACACCGATTGCCCAAATGCATCATCAGATGGTTTGCTATTGTGGATAATGCCTAACGCTAAGACATTCTGATCAACACGAACATAAACTCCAACATCCGGTAATGTCCATGTGCCTCCAATTGCTAAACCGTTCCATAGGCGATATGCCCATTCAATATCTTTCTGTGTTGGTTCAGGAATCATGGAACATCCACCTCCTGCATTGAGGGCATCTAACAACTGTTCTGACTTTGCGGTTGACTATATCCATTTTCTCACCATCTAGTAACATGTAATCGTTTGAACAGTCGGGGCATTGAATCTTCACCTTTACGACTTTTTCAGGTTCAGCCATTAGACCTCACCCAATTCTTCATCAGTCATCCGTCTAATCTTACGGGTTTTGAATATGTTGCGAAGTCCGCCCTGAACCATATCTCTTTCGTGAAGATAATGTTTTATCCATCCCTTCGCTGTTTTAATTGCGTCGTCAATGGCATCAAGTGCCTTGACTCTTTCAACGCCAGTCATTTCGCTATACTGTGCGTTACCTAGAAGCATTCCTCTATCCACTCTTAACTCGGTAATTATCTCATTCCATGCGGATACGGCCATTCTATATCTTCTCTCGGCAACGAGTCCATTCCAATCTGACATAGCGAGGGCTATGGGGGTCTGCCTTTTCAAGGCTCACACCTTCATATCTTCGCCTGATGCCATTGTAGTTGATCGGGATGCTAGAGTTGCACGCCTAGCGTAATACCAACGCCAGCCCGGACTTTCAGGGCCAATGAAATACACATTGTCATCAGGTTCAATAGCGGGCATAACCCACTCAATTATCTCTTCAAGCGGAATCGTGGGGGTATATTCAACCTCCATTGTCCGGCCTTGATGTTTAACCAAAACAACACCCATGAAACCGGGGTCATTCAACCTTACACATGCTTCTCCATATACCAAAGCACCTGATGAATCGAACAGATATGAGGGGACACAATCTCCCTCATAATATGTCACGCCATCCAGCGGGTTTACCCAGCCTGTATCTTCAGGGTTGGTCATTCCCAATCCTCCAATTGATGTGCCGGGAAAGTTTTGCTAGAGTCTAGCCGTATTCCTCCTTCGGAGTCGTCAGGATTAGCACCACAGGCTTCGCACGGATGTGTTCCATCCAATGGGTCATCATCATGCTTCAATCGTGGATGACCGCACCAGTTGCACGAGGGTCCATCCCACAATACATTAGCGGTCATGTCATAATCACCGTCATCTCCTCTCTTTGTGAAGTGCTTATCTAGGTCAACTTCCTTTCTTGTAATCGGTATAACCTCCCAGTTGTTGTCTTCTAAACTGGCGATAAAATCAAGACATTCTTCAGGCTCAATTGCCATTGAAGACATAGGACTAATTGCCATGTCATAGATGACCCAACCTCTCCTGCCATCAGCAGTGATTACAGCCATCCCTCTTTTGTCTAGTATCTCGTTAGGCAGGTCGATGTATGGCAATAGTGCAAATGGTGCTTTGTAATTCCATAGAGTAATCGATGAATGTTCTTCAGGGACTTCGATCCAATCAGGCCCTGTTTCCTCCAATATCTCCTCAATGGGAGTATCTTCGTCAATAACTATGATTGCACCGGCCCACTGTCGTAATACAACAAACATGGGCAATGCTGGTGCTTTTGGCATACCAACTGTCACACTTAGACCTCCATTGTCATCAACTGTTCAGCGGCCATCTTTGCAGGCCCTGATATAATAATTGGATTATCATCCGCATCGCTTCTAGCAATCTCCCATCGTGTCGTCTTAATCAATATACGGCCTTCAGGGGTGTCGGCATACCTGTTTGCGGGGGTCATCTTCATCCACGAAGGTGGGAAACCCAATACAGATACAGCGGCACGCCATACTAGAGATGAATGCTGACGGCTCTTTGGCCTATTCTTTGGAGTCCAAATGGTGGTGGAAGGGCCACGACCACGCCTAGTCTTTGACATGTATTGACCCCCTATCTTGGCGCATAACGCCTATGATTCTGCCTTTGTTCACTTGATCCAATGTCCAAAGACCCATAGCATATTCTGTCATACCATTCCTCTTTCGTTCCTCGTCATTACAGTCAGCGCACCAATCGTTACGCTCTCCCGCCATGTCAGGGTGTTCAAAGCGAACCTTCATGCAATTCTCACACTTGGTATCGCAGTTTGCGATGTCCTCTTCTGTAACACATAACATCTTCATTTTGACATATCCCAATGGAGGGAATGGCACTGGAAACTCTTTAACTTCAGGCATGATTACTCCTCCTCCTCCTGCGTTGCCAATGCTGGCCCGTCAGTAGTATCAACCCATACGCCCTGTTTCTCTTCATCCCAGTCAGGGTTGTTCAACTCAATGAGAACATTACCTAGAACGGTTTGACCAATCACACTTGTTGCACGCTTATTCAATGGTAGCCTCTTTGGAATCCCATCTTCATCGCACCACAAACCCTTGAAGTTTTCATCGAAGCGACTGATGTCGTCTATGCTGAATTGTGGATGAGAGAATGCACCCATCCAAAGTAAGTCTTCAGTGTTACATGGATAGGTGGTATAGTATCCGCCGATCATGTCCTGCATCCACTTCATTTTCTCAAGTCCTTTTTCAGGCCCAATGATAGGATACAGTATAGCCTCGCTATCATCAGCAGAAATCCAAATCCATTCTGTCCTCATTCAAACACCACCTGCCCTAACGCTTCTTCAATGTCTTTACGCAGGTCTTTAGATATGTTGCTAGATTCCATGTCCATAGCCAATGTTTCAGCCAAAACATCCCATGCGGCTGATGGCATCTTGATTGTAATCATATCCGTAGCAACCTCTCCTGTGTCCTCAATAGGCTCAAAAGCACCATGCTTAGGGTCTATCCCTATGAAGACCCCCCATGCGTCTAGTTGTTTGATGGTGGCATAACCTAGGTCATACAGCATTAATGCTGAACGCTTTGCTAGGTCATAGTCCTCTTCATCATAGTCTTCGACATCACATTCCATATTCCACATTGAACAGTAATGCAATAGGTTCTCTTGATCGTATTCAGACATATCCTTGATACCTCTTTTCTGAATCAACTCAATACATGCATGTGCATAGTCGGCAAAGTGAATAGTGCCTGCTGGTCTATCCTCATAGCGATACCATTCACCCCACGATTCAATACCCGAATCGCCCCAAATAATATCTTTGGCCTGCCATTCTTTGAGGTCGTTTACACTGTCACTGAATCCAATCCAATCGCCAAACTCCTTTCGGCAATCAGCATGTGGTTGTAAAGACTCAACGAGTCTGCCACACAACTCCTCTAGTAATACCTGATAGACCAACTCTCGTGAATTGTAATCAGACTTCTCAAAGTCATCGATAGAGCGGACAACTTCTGTTGACCATCTAAACTCATCCTTATGCATCTCACAGTAACCATGTTCCCATGCATTGTCAGCGGTCAATGGATGTCCTTCAACACAGGTGTATTCATGCTTCTCAATGTCGTGTTCACAGAAGAAGCCATCCCAATGACGCTTTGCATCTCTTTCATTTGAGAAGATATAGCGAGCCGTTGGAATACCGCCATGATATTCAGATACAACCCAAACTACTGGATACCTAGTCATGATCATTCCTCCTCCTTTATTGTGATGACAGTCTTATCATGCCAGCCCAATGCACTAGCAATAGCCCCGTATGATTCAGCAACTGCGATAGGCCTAGTATCACCTTGAGCCATTACGAAGGTTCCCTCACTAGCATCTAAGGTTCTAGGGGAGATATGAATAATCGCCTTCTTCTTGATGTATATCGGCAATCCGGCATTACCATTGATTTGAGTCAACTTGACCCAGTGAGTATAGTCCTTGATACGAAGGACAGCAGGTAGTTTAGTGCGGTCCACCATCAGTAACCACCTCCTAGCCCTAGAAAGTCCATAGCAGGGTCATCGTCTGTGCCAATGTCTATGCTGGCAGGACCAGTGATAGGAACAGATGTTTCTTCATCCTCTTGTTCAACTGGTGGGTTTCGCAATGATTCGATGTAATACCCTTCGCCCTTGTATTCTAGGGCGGCGTAGTGACATAGGCACTTTTCAGAACAGAACCTGCGTGCGCCCACTGGGAGGTCTTCGTAAACAAACTTATGCGGCTTGTCGCAATTAGCACAGCCAGTGTGCGGTATAACAAGAACAGGCTCATCGATCACAGGGTCTTCAATAACTACGATACCCTCATCGTGTGGAATCCAAGGCTCGGCATCTGAAATGATTTCATCAAACTCATTCTTGATGGCTTTGACTTCTTCAGGGTCGTTAGTCCACATAGACATACCGCCCACTTCATTGTTGATATGAGGCTCGTGTGTAACTGCAACTACTGAATCGCCACTAGGTTTGAATGGAGTATCTTCTAACTCTTGACTGATTACATCAGGCAATGGCATACCAACTAGCATCTCTAGCCCTGAACCAGTCAGGAGATAGCGTGTGCTTCGCCTGACACCTTCTTTAGCAACTAGGCCATGCTTGACAAGTTTGTCTAGGCATTTGCGTGCTAGGTCTAATTTGTCCTCTAGGATAGTTTCAGACAGCGACTTCTTGATTCGACCCCATGTTGGACCAACCTGTCCGTCAGGGGCATCGTTATCCTCATCAGCATTGTTGATTGCCTCGATAATTAGATTCTCCATGTGTTCAGCATAACCTGTAACGCCTAGAGATACTTCGATGACGATTTGATCATTGTCAGATTCCACAGTGTCTGCCACTGCAACAATAGGTGTGGGTTCCTCCTCCAATGTAACCGGCACAGGTGCTTCGGGATGGGATGCCTCAACAACAGGAATGACTACCTCCTGTGCCACAGGAATATCAGGTGTGTTATCCTGTGTGGCTGTTACATTGGGATTAGGAACAAGGGTGTTTAGGACAGCCTCTTTACGGGCGTTCTCCTGCATCTCCTGCATTAATGCTAGTGTTTCTTCAGCATTCTCTTGTGGCTTCCATCCGCCACCTATCTCTTCAACATGGAAATCCATATTCAATTTAGGAGAGCCTGCTGACTTACCTTGGAAGTGCCTCTTCAATGATTCAACGATTTCAGCAACTTCGACAGCGTGCTTATGCGATGGCAAGTCTGCCTGCTTTACAGATTGTTTACCTGTATCTTCATCAGTAGCCATTGCCATGTCAATCGCTTCATTGACTCTTTCAGCAAATGCAAATGCAACCGAGGGGTCGCCACTGAACGCTTCGATCAATGCATCAATCCAAACACCAGTAGCCCAATCTCTAGGAATGGAACAAGTGTTTCTCTTGTCGCTATATCCAACTGGTATTACTACGGCTGGCTTATCCTCATGAGATGGCCTCATTGTAATGCGCTTGTCACCGATTCTAATCTGAATCACAGTGTCTTCAACATGTGCGATAGGATTCTTGTTGGTTTTACGCTCGTCTTCATCGAGGTAAACTCCATGTCTGCCCATCCACTCTTCTTGCATGATTGTTCCCAGCATTTTCAATGCAGGTCCCAACTCCGCTGGTATATCTTCTAGCCTTTCAGCACTCTCTTTAATGTATTTCCGACTCATCATTCTCACCTAATGACCCTCGTGGGGCTAGTCCGAGCGTGGCGGTCAGGGTATTTAATGGCTCACATATTGGACCTAACCCAATTGTTGAACCAAATGTATCCTTTATTCACAGTGTTGCTGTAACTGATGTAACATCTCTCGTATTCAGATTCGTGGTCATAGCAATACTCAATCTCCTCAAGAACACTATTGATCAATTCAGGTAAACCTTCAGGCATTGGCGTATTGCCTTTCAAGATGTCAATAAGATGACCGGCCTCTTTTGGTTTAGCAATGATTTGAATCAACTCATCAGGATGACCATCAGTGATTTCATTATGAACCTCATCACTCCAATAACAATCGAAGTTGCCATTGATGTAATCAGTCATGTGGGGTATCCATCCTGTTGGCATTCTAGGCTTCTTTGTTGGTTTGCCCTTCCATTCATACTTGAATAGACGCATGACCTTCTCATCACGGGCCTTGACCTTCTGACAAATCATCCTCTCTATTTTCCTAGAGGGTGCGTATCCTTTGCCAACTGAATAGCCCATGTTGAATGGGTTTGTTTCTGATTCCTTCAGGCCCATAATGGGTTTCATCAACTTCAGGAGTATCCTATTGAACACTAAATCGTGTGGCCTTCGTTTGCCATTGAGAATACTAGACTTGTATCGACTCAAGTGTATTACATGTGTAATCTCATGCACTATCACTTCTATGAGCCTGCCTGCACCACCAGCCAATGGCACTGTTATACCGTAACTAGGCCCACCTCTAGCACTCTTAGCGGTTTTCCAATCCTTTGGTCGGCTGAATCTGATCGTGCCGTTCTTCATCTTTCTTTTACCAGTATAGTATTGGTCAGTCTTTGTCCACATGTCCGCTTCATCTATGCCGTAATTTTTGCGGCCACCCTCGCCTTCTCTCTTAGCAAACTCGTATGCCTCATGCACGATACGATACATCTTCGTCTTGTCCATTGTGCATATCTTTCGTGCTAACTCCATCACATTCATTGCTGGTCCAACTCTAGGGTCAGGGCCTTCTCCTTTGTGAAAAGCCACCATCTCTTTGTATGTCCCAGTATTCAGTGGGTATAGCCATTTTTCATCCTTAATCCATTTCTTCATTCTCATCAATCTCCTGTGGGCTTCATGGTCCCACTAATCTATACTAGCCGGTCAGTGTATATGAATGGTTCCCCGCCTAATCGTGCCACTGCGAGCCATTTTGCCTATTTTTGGTCGATTTGAATCTTGATTTGCGGGATTACAATCTGTTCCTGAACATCATGGGCGGAGATAGTAAAATAAGACAAAGTTGTGATTTTTGAGATTTCCAAAAGTTTTCCGAGTTGTTCGGATAATTTTCCGAGTTTTAGAATATCCACGCTTTAGATAATGATGAATAATACAACATTGGAGATGAAAGATATGACAAGAAAAATAATTGATATGCAAAAAGAGCCTGAAGGGACACTTCTAGTGTTCAAGAACCTGATCGTTGAGATAGACGAAGAGGGTGGATTCAAACGGGTCGGTGGACTCCGTAGCGAAGCCGCTGAAGCAATTCAGCATACGGTTCGCCGGAAGATACTGACTCCAATCAAGCCTGAACCTGAACCTGAAAAGACCTTTGCTGAAGAGTTGAAGGAATTGCATTTGTCGATGATGAATCAGGAGGGGGGTCGCCCTTTAGCGGGGGTAATGACTCCTCAAGGGGATGTGATAACGGAGGAACAGTATCTGAAGGAGAAGAGGTTCATGGACAGGTGGTGGCACGGCATTGGCTCGTGAGATTTATGAGGTTCATATGGACTATGTTCTCGGTTGCTCGTGCAGTTTCATGATCATTCCAAGGGGTGTTCAATGTCTTTATCCCCCAGCACCCAACGAAGTGTCTTAACCACTCCTTCTAACGCTTTGAAATTACGAGCATGATACATTCGCTTTTTTTTGGGTGATGACTTGATAGCACAGGCCGACGCATGTTGGTTCTGAACCTTCTCGGCCTTGTCCAACATTTCCTCAATTTCGACCCAACTTCTCTCGTATGTAAAATCACCAGCGACTGGCATAGCAATCACATCATTGGGCCGGGTGGCCCCGCTTGACGCATTTGGATTACATCATCGATACGAAGAATCATAGTCGCTGTTTCAGTAGCACTAGATACCGCCTGCCTTACTACACTCATTGGTTCAATGACACCGTGATCAAGCATGTTGTCGATTAGTATATCCACATCATCATCAGTGACATAAACACCGTGACAGTGCTGACCATGTCCATGTGCTTTCCTAAGAGCAATGATTGTATCAACTGGGTCCATCCCAGCGTTTTCAGCAATAGTTGCAGGAATCTCCTCTAATGCAGTAGCATATGCCTCAACTGCCATCTGTTTACGGCCAGCCACTGTGGATGCAAACTCTCTCAAGTCCTTAGCCATTCTAGCAAATGTAGCACCGCCGCCAACTAGAACCTGTGACTCGTTAATGACTAGAGATACTACTCCAAGGGCATCATCAAATGCTCTCTCAATCTCCTCAACAATGTGACTGGTTCCACCACGCAACACAACTGTGACCGCTTTACCGTCAGTGGACACGCCACCGATAGATGTCACGATGTTCTCTCCTAGTCGTTCCTCCATTGCATAACCGGCACTGCCTAAGTCCTCACTGGTCAGGTCGTCTAGGTCACTAATTACTTTAGCACCAGTTGCCTTTGACACTGACGATAGTTGTGACTTGCGACAGGATTGTAATGCCATGATGCCAGCCTTAGCCATGTAATGTAATGCTAAGTCGTCAATCTTCTTCTGACATAACACAACATTCACCTTTGCATCAACAAACTTGTTGACCATATCCTTCAAGGCCTTCTCTTCTTGGTCAAGGAAGTCTTGCATTTGGTCAGGGCTAGTGATACTGATTCTAGCATCGACTTCAGTCTTCTTTACTTCGATAGGAAAATCGATCAATGCAATGATTGCGCCATCAACTGCTGTCGGCATACCATTGTGAGCCTTCTCTTTTTCTAGGACAATTCCGTCGAGTAAATATGAGTCTTCGACACTGCCACCAGTCGCACATACAACATTGATGTCGTCTAGGTTTGGTGGCGTTATACCGTCTGACAAAGACTCAACAGCATCGCCAGCAATAGTCGCAATGACATTCTTAACGCTCTCGTGAGTATCTGTAAACTTGCCAGTCAATGCTGTTTCAGCACAAGCCATAGCAATTGAACGATAGCCCTCGCCGATATGCTTCTTCAGTTTGTTGCTTGGGACAGCACATTGCTCTAGGGTTTCTAAAGCCTTAGAAGATGCTAGCCTATATCCTGATGCAATCACAGTCGGATGCACATTCTTTTCGATCAGTGCTTCGCTCTCCTTGAGTAAAGCACCAGCAAATACAACCGATGTAGTAGTCCCGTCATAACACTGTGACTCTTGAGTCTTCGACACTTCGATAACCATCTTTGCCGCTGGATGTTCAACATTGATTTCCCGCAGGATAGTAGCACCGTCATTTGTAATCAGGACATCGCCCAAACCATTGACTAGCATCTTGTCCATCCCCTTTGGACCGAGAGTCGATTTGACAGCGTCAGCAACCGCTTTTGCGGCGGCTATGTTGTTACCCTGTGCGCTTTTTCCTCTCGTTCTATCTGTTCCTTCAGGCATTATGAAAATAGGCTGTCCATGCGGTTGCATATCCCTGCTGATGAAGGTCTAGCATTTCAAGGCTCACTAAGCCCACCAGTCAGGTGCTGGCCGTATTTTCTCCCACTGTGGCCTGCGAGGGTCCTTGAAATTGAACACCTTTGATTTGTAATACTCTCGATAAGAATGAACGGCATCTTCGCTTCTAAACTCATCAGGCATTGCCAATGCAAACGGTGTCATCTCATCAGACTTATCGAATGGTTTAGCCTCGTGCATTTCGATCAGTTGTTTAATGACCGCTTTGCATCGATGAGGTTTCCCTCCTCCCACTAAAGGGTGCTTTGCATCAGGACTACTCTTCTTTCGGTATTCGTATTCCTCGCATAGAGCCAGCCCTAATTCGCCTAGCCACTTGAAGTTACCATTGGAATCTCCCGCCCATAGTGTGCATGGGTGGTTCTTGTGTGTTACACCATAGGGCCGCCCTGACGATGACAACGGCATCTCCTGCGGGTCATGCCCATTAGCAACCAATGCGGCCACCATCATTTGAGCGCATTCCAATATCTGTTTGATTACATGAATGTCGCAATGCATTTCAGCGCAAATCTTTGCTAATCGGTGTAAAACAAATATGTTCAGTTAATCGCCTCCGTATGCCTGCAAGAGTCTTTGATATTAGGGTTATACCCTGAACATCCCATGAAAGGACCCTTTTTGCCATTACGGGTTCTAAGTGTTCCAAAGTGGCACTTAGGGCATTTACGCTGTGGTTGCCATTTGTAATTCCAATACTCATCGATCACTGGCTCAAAACGCTTCAACAAGTTGAGCCTCCAATTTACGACACGATGAACACGCTTGAATGATTTATGCCAAGGATAACCTTCAGGGTCAACTAATACCACCCTGATAGCATCAGCACCTTTCTTGCGGCCTGATGAATTGCGTATATCGATTGACGAGTATATCCTGATACGACATCCAGTGTCGTCATACTCACGCTCATACACCGCTTCTTTGCAGTAGTGACCAACCTCATCAGGTTCTATTCGTCT